AGGATGCCTGACGGTGTGCCGGAACGCACAGACGGCGTGAACATCTTCGTGGACGACAGGTTGGATCCTATTGGGGAGCGGTGCGCCATAGAGCACGCACTGGTTCATATCGAGTGGGGGCATTCCACGTTGCAGCGGGAAGACGTGGAGATGGCCGTCAGGTATGAGACGGCTAAGCGGCTGCTGCCCTTGGATGCCATCATTGGGGCGTGTAAAGAGGGTGTGTCGCTCAAGCAGATCGCCCGCAGTCTCGGCGTGACCCGGCAAGTGCTCATGGACCGGGCCGCGACACTCACTGACGAGCAAGCCAGGATGGCCGGGTGCGTCCTGTGCCAGAAATGCCCCATCATTGCGGCTAGGTTCGCCGGGAAATCAGTAGGCCGCGTGCGGCAAAGAGTCGCCGCGTAAGTGTGTTGACGGGGTGTTGACGGCGTCAACATGTTATGGCAAAAGTAAGTAGAAGTAAGTCACTATATGGACGCTGATGGAATGGTTCTGCTTAGATTTGCCAGCAATTCAAGGGTTTGTAGGGGGTTCAATTCCCCCCATCTCCACTGATTTAGGCCCTAGAAATAGGGTCTTTTTCTTTGAGTGTTGACGTAGAACGTCGAAGTGTTGACGAGGATGGGTTAAACTGGACATATAGATAACCCCCGCGATTGCTGGTAACAATCCGGGGGCGCGACCGACTGTTCAGGAGTCGATATGCCCAATGCTACGTGTTCCATCGATGGATGCCAGAATGCTTCCCGCGCTCGTGGATGGTGCTGGCCACACTACAAACAGTGGCACCGATACGGAACGACTGATAAGACTCGGCTGACGCCCGAACGCCGATTCTGGTCAAAGGTTCAAAAACTGGACCCGTGCTGGTGGTGGACCGGGACTCAGATTTTCGGGTACGGATCCTTTTCGCTTGACGGGAAGAATGTTCCCGCGCACCGCTACTCCTATGAGTTGGTCAACGGTAAGATACCCGATGGCCTGCACCTTGATCATATTTGCCACAACAGGGCATGCGTCAACCCGGATCACTTACGCGCCGTTACACAGAAGCAAAACAACGAGAACCGTCAAGGTGCTCAGGTAAACAGCAAGACCGGCGTGCGCGGCGTATATGTCGAATCTCGTACAGGGAAGTACGTTGGCATCGTCAACCACTTTGGCAAGCGCCATTATGTTGGTCAGTTTGATTCGCTGGCACTGGCCGAGTCTGCTGTGATTGCCAAACGCCTAGAGCTATTCACGCATAACGATCAGGACCGAAAGGCTTCCTAGTGGCTAGTATCCGACCCCGTACCCGAGCTAACGGCAGCGTCTATCATGCGTTGCTGTGGCGTGAGGGCGGGAAGCAGCGGAGCCTATCATTCGACGACCTAGCCGAAGCGGAACGGTGGAAGCGGCTGCTCGACGCTAACGGGCAGTCGATGACCGCCGCCGAGGCCGTGTACGATGACGCCGTTGAGGACGGGATCACACTAGGGGAGGCCTTCGACCGGCACCTACGCCAGCTCACCGATGTGGCCCCGTACCAGATGAAACGGTACCGTTCCGCGATCCGTGACCACTTCGCCAACCTCGCACCCCGGAAAGTAGCCGGCATCACCCGGACTGACATCACTACCTGGATAAATGAGATGCGAGTGAAGCCCGGTAGGTACGGGGATCCCATGAGCGCTAAGACCATCGCAAACCATCACGGGCTACTGTCAGCAACCATGACAACCGCCCTACTCGACGGGCACATAGCAGCCAACCCCTGCAAAGGCGTGAAGCTACCCAAAGCCACCCACACCGAGGATGTCATTCGGTTCATCACCCCGGCTGAGTGGGCGACAATCATGGGTAACATGGATCCGCACTTCCGCCCGTTCTTCCAGTTCCTAGTCGGGACAGGGCTAAGGTTCGGGGAAGCTACCGCGCTCACTGCAACCGACTTCAATCTGAAAGCCAAAACACCCAGCGTCAGAATCACGAAGGCATGGAAAGAAGACGACGAGAAGGGCTACTACATCGGCCCCCCTAAGACCAAAAAATCCCGCCGCACAGTATCCCTCGCACCGTCCACCGTTGACGCAGTGAAACCTCTTGTGGAGGCTGCGGGGACAGGGTACGTGTTCACCCTCAAGCGGGGTGGTGTTATGCGCTCAGGGGCCGTGTTCAATAGGGCTTGGGAGCCCGCGCTAAAGGCATCAGGGTACATCAAACGCACCAAAGAAGACCCCGGCAACATGCCCCGTGTACACGACATCCGGCACACGCACGCATCCTGGATGGTGGCCGCGGGGATGGACATCTTCGCGCTCTCCCGCAGGCTCGGCCACGAGAGCGTAACAACCACGATGGATCGCTACAGTCACTTGCTGCCTGACGCCATGTTCGACGCCGCACAAATCGCACAGAAAGCACTAGAGGGCTAAACAAGAAAAGCGCCCCCGCGCATCCAAAGGATGGCGGGGGCAACGTTACTCAACCGGTCTTATCGCCCCCATCGCTTAGGTCAAAAGCGTGGTGTTGAACGCTGCAGCCATTGCCGCGTGCCCTGCTGCCGTGGGGTGTACGCCGTCGTAGGTGAGATTCGCTTTCCAAACGTTGGAGTTGCGGGCGGATTCCACCGCGTCTGCGATTTCCAGCCAGCCGAGCAGCGGGTGACTGGTGTGGCCGGCGCGTATCCCGGGTGCTCCGACAGTCACGGGAGCCAGGGTTGTGGCGTCCAATGGCGCCCCGTCCCTGATCCAATCGTTGATGGCGATGCGAGATGCGCCGCCCGCAGCGGGCGTCTGGTTACCGACTGTGGCCCATGCATCCGTTGACGTGGTGCGCGGGGTGAACGTCGCGGCCAAGGCTTTCATGCCACGGTCAGCGGATGCCCGCCAGAACGCAACGAGGTTCGCTTCGGTGACCGCTGCGGTGTCGCCGCCTGCGTTGTAATCGTTGGTGCCGTAGAAGATCGCGGCCTTGGTGCATCCGCCAGTGAGGGGGAAGCGGCGGGCTCGGCGCTTTGGGTCGGGGCCTACGTTCTTCGCCCGTTCCGCCCCACGTGCGAGCTTGATGTACGGGATGTTGTCGCGGAGCAGGGCGCGGGCAGCCCAGCCGAGCGTGGTGTCCGTGTCGCCGGTGCCGAGGGTGATGGAGTCGCCCCACAGAGCGACAATGGGCGCGTTGTAACCGGGCTCGAAGGTTCCCAAGACAGCCACGGGACTGTACCCGTGCACTCCGGTGCCCATACCCGCGCCGGACGTGGAGAGCGTGTTATCCACTGGTGATGCAGTGTAGTTCTGCACGCCGTCCCCGCCGTCGTAGGCGAATCTGCCGAGTGGGAACTTCCCGCCGGAGGCCACCTCAACGTAGGTGCGGACGTAGAACGAGCCCGCTGAAGCCTTGATGTCCACGTCCAGCGGATCGGTCGACACCTGCCCGCCAGGCTTGATCGTCCAGCGGGTCTGGCCGCCCACAGTGAGCTGGTGGATACGGGCGTCCGGCGTGGTAACGGCTGCTGACACCATGATGTCATGCGTGCCGTTGACCTCAACGGGCGTCCCGTCAGCGGAGTCACCCGCAGCGGTCGACAGATACCAGTTGGCGTAGACCACGGATACCTGATGAACGCCTGCCTCGATGGGCATGGAGAAGCGGTTGTTCTGTGCAATATCCGTACCGTTCGACAGGGACAGGAGCGGGTTCGTTCGCCCACTGACGGGGACCATGCCAGGCCGGATCGTGGATGTTGCACTAGGGGCCACAGCGAAGGAGTCGAGCCTGCGCCCGGTCAAGTCTTTCATGTACGCCATCGCTTAGACCTCCGATACGATGTCGAGAATTTCGCCGCTGGTGGAGTCCACCTTGATAACCACGTTCCGGCTGGGCAGAGGGTCGCCGTTCTCGTCCTCAAAGCGGACATAAGTGGCATTTAGTGACGCGGGCTGGAGGCGATCAGGCAGTGCTTGGTCCGGTACTTTGCGGAAGTCCATGATTCCACCCATGTGGGCTCCTAAGAAATGGTGATGGCGGGTTTGGTGGTGATCCCGCCATTGGCGTTGCGGGTGACCGTGGGCTGCGTGTAGGTGCGGGTGCCGTAGGTGATGGTGTAGGAGTCGATAGCGCCCGGGAAGGAACCGGATGCGGTACCCGTGTAGGTGCCTGCTGTCCCGTCAGGCCAAACCACGCCGGCATTTGTTGGGGCTTGGTTCGCGTCCCTCGTGATGGTTCCGACCATGATTGTTTCCGGGTCAGCGGCGAGGGAGAGGTTCAGCGATGAGATCCACGCCGGCTGCGGGGTTGGTGACGGTGCCAGCGTGTCCGGGTCAATCGGCACCAGTTCCGAATAGTCCACCTCAGCGACATTAGGCACGGCGAAGTAGATGGTCCTGCCCGTTACGCCGGGTAGATGCTCATCAACACGCCACACCCAGTCAGCGGTCGTGGTCGCGAGCGTCACATCAACAGCCCCAGCAGTGAGCGAAACCTGGAACGACGCGGGAAGAACAACCTTGTCAGGGGTGCCGACGATAGTGCGCCGCGCCGTGGGGGTGAACCGCAGAACACCCGCAGCCGGGGTGGTTGTGCCGTCCGCCAGTGGGGTCGCGAGGGAGACATGAACAATAGCCAAAAGAATCTCCTACGTGACTGTGATCGCGGGACGGTTAGTGATGAACCCGGACGCGTTACGGGTCACGGTCGGCTGGGTGTATGTTTTCGTGGTCGTCCCGGCGTAGGTGATCGTGTACGAATCCAACGCGCCGGGGAAAGTCGCGGACGGGGTGCCTGAGTAGACGCCCACTGTCCCGTCAGGCCACTTCACGGAAGCACTCGTTGGGACGCCGTTGCTGTCGGGGACAACCGAACCGGAGAACAGCGCCTCTGGTTCGCGGGCCAGCGCGACCATCGCGGCCTCAAGATCATCCTCAAGGTCGTTCAGTCGGGAGGCGGAGAGTGGCGTGTTGCCTATGACCCCATCGGTCCAGTTACGTTTAGCCATCAGCTACCACCTGCTTCCAACGCCTCAACACGGCGCATCAAATCCTGAACAACCGGGATCAAAGCCACCCCGAGCAGGTCGTACCTGACACCATCAATTTCCCCGCCGTAACGGGTCACAATCTCGGGTAGAACTTGGGCTACTTCTTCCGCGATCAGGCCGAACTCGTTCTTCGCTCCCTCAAACATCTGCGGCGGACCAATCAGCCGGTTACCGTCAGCGTCCTCGGGGTACTGGAACGTTGCCTTGCGGTCATAAATCACAGGCCGCAACGACAACACAGCATGAGCGGGCGTCGCGTCCCGAACGTTTTCCTTGTACTTCAGCGAGGACGTATTCCGCCCGAACTTGTACCCGCCGTTATTGCCCACCCATAGCGCGTAAAACTCGGTGCCGCCCACCGTGTTAGTCCACCCGTACTGGGAACCCTCAGCCTCGGGTACAGCCCCGCTGGTAATGTCCGCGCCAACGTGCGTGTGGGACGATGGCGGGAACGTGGCCGGCTTACCGCTAACGCTGTCCCACGTCGTGGTCTGGTTACCCAAACGCACCCACGTAGACCCGACCAAAACCTCAACACCGTACTCAGTTGGGGCAGTCTCCAGCAGCTCACCAAAGCGGGCCACAGCGGTCACGCCCGTGTCGTCAAAAACCGTGAACGTTCCGCTCTGCGGGTCCGCCTGAACACCCAGCGAACCGTCCTCACGGTTGAAGTTCATCAACCCGTTCACCAGCACACCGTTAGGCACCACACCAATACCCGCCGTCGCCAGCAGGTCAGCCGCGGCCAGTTCCCGCTGTGCGCGTTCCACGTCCTGCAACCGGCGGATAATCGCATCATCACCCATGAACTGACTGCCGAGCTGCCCAGGCTGAGCCACTAGATACCCCCGATGCTGGTCACGTCAATCAATGGTTGGATGGTGTTCGCGTCCATACGCCAACCCACCGCCCTGCCCGTCCCGGTGATCCCGTTAGGCCATGCAGGGGCGGTCAGGTCGAACCCGATTTCATCCCCGATGAACCAGTCCCGCCCCAGCTTCGGAGCCTCTGCACGCTTCGCCGTGAGTTCAAGGCCGATGCCGCCGTTCTTCATGGCAGTCAACGCCCGCGCCGCGTGGTCGTTCAACGTGGACGTTTCCTTGATGGACGTGGATGGCGTCCACCTGTACTCGAACGTGGGCCGCAAATCCGTAGCTTCAAACTGCGGGGCGGACTGGGGGCGGGCATCATCAACACCAGACGAAACCGCAATCACACGGTTAGCCCCAAGGTTCGACGTGTACGACTCCTTGAGCTTCGCGCCCGTCACCGACCCCGGAAGATAGAACTGTGCCGCGGGTCCAAGGCCAGCCGGTGCCGCAGCCCCAACCCTGTCACCCACATAAAACACAGGGGTAATCAGGGAGTTCACATGCTCCCAACCCACCGTCCACTCAGGACCACCAACCAGCCCGGACAGCTCCCCAAGGACCGTGTACAGGGTCTTGTCCTCGTTGTCTTTGTAGGTCCGGTCCCGTGCTTCACCGTTGCCGCCCACGACCTGAACCCGGATCGGGATACCCCGCAACGCCCCAGTCTTCGCCCAGTCCTCAACCAGATCCTTGGCGATCAGGTTCTGGGCCGTGGCCGTATAGGTCACGTCGCCGACGAAGCGCCTGTCGAAGTAGGCCTCCGGGGTTGCCAGGCTCAGTTCTACTGAACCGCCGTGCGTGGTTTCCCGGTCAATGACCATCCCACCCCACAAGGGGGTTTGCCCGTCATCGTCCAAGCAGACGACCCAGACCGCGCCGGGGCGGGTCGCGTTCACCCACCCGTTCGGTGCCGACGATAACGGCAAGGAAGCGGTCTGCGTCTCGTACCTCATCATCGTGCAACCGAACATGCCCGAGGGTTCGAGGTCGGGGAGGTCCGCCATGACGGCCCCGGTGTTCGCATTCACAGCAACCCAAGAAAGCGTCACGGCGTCAACCCCTCAAATTAGCGAAGTGAGAATCGGGCCTACTCGGCTGCGTGCCGGCCCTTGCCCACAGCGACCTCGGCATTGAACGCAGACGGGTTACCGTCCGTGGCCTTGGCAACCAGGATGTTCTTCAGCAGCGCAATCACGAACGACAACCCCGAAATGTTCAAAGCGAGCAACCAGTCAACACCGGTCAACGTTGTCGCGCCCAACGACACAAGCGCTGCTAGGAACGATTCAACGAAAGTTGAAATGGACCGCTCCAGCGCGGCCTTCCAAAACGCGAGAGTAAACATCAAGAACCGACTTTCGGCATGTCGTCGATCAGCCACTTGGGCACGAGCCGGTAAGTCTCACCGGACCGCATGGCCAACTGGAACTCAGTGAGGTTGATAGGCCGGAGTTTCCCGTCGTCGGTGCGCTCGTACACGGTGTCCTCGCCGGTTACCTCACTGCGGACGAACCTAGAACCCACACCGCCCTTCAGCGTGAGCTCGGCGGCCTGCTTGATGACACCGGTCACGGGGTCGGTCAGGACCTTCTCGAAGGACACGTCCAACTGTTCGATGCGGGCAAGTTTTTCCTTGATCCACTGGATGTCTTCGGCGGTCATGTCGTATTCCTCTGCTGTTGTGGTCGTTGTGCTCTGGGGGGCTATGGCTGTGGAGCCGCTGGCCATGAGGTTGATGCGGTCCAGATCCCAGATGCCTGGGCATTGGGTGGCCTGCCAGTTGCGGTGAGGGATAAGAGGCAGGTCCGGGCCGTATTCGTCGCGGAGGTATCGGACAAGGGCAGCGACAGTTTCGTAGTCGCCGTCTGACGCTTCCGGCCGGCACTCGATACCGATGCTGGTTGCGTTGCCCACCGCGTTCCCTGCGTGCCATGCTGCGTCCAGTGGGGACACGAGGCAGTTGACCCGGCCCGCCGAGGCAACAAAGTGCGCCGACGTGGTTCCGGGCCCGTTGACGAAGAAGTTGTTCACGCCGTCATGGGTCTGGCCGGGCACGCCCCAGTGATGGATGGTGATGGACTCGATGGTTCGCTTCCGCCCAAAGACCCGTGGAACGTGCGCCGCTGGGGTGTACCCCTTCGCTGTGAGTGATTCGTCGATATTCATGGTCTGACCCCGATGATTGGTGAGCGGCATTGGCCGGCGTCCTGTACGCCGCCGTCTGTGTACGTGATGATCCAGCGCCCGTCGTCATTGCAGACAGTGGATGAGATGCCGCGGCCAGGTTCACCCTGCGGGCCTTGCGGTCCCGTCGCACCAGGAGGCCCGGGAACGGTGGAGTCCGCACCAGGTGCGCCGTCCTTACCGTCAACGCCATCCGCGCCAGGCTGCCCGGGCAGACCATCTGCCCCCGGTAGGCCATCTCTCCCGGCGGCACCAGCAGCGCCGTCCTTGCCAGGCTGCCCGTCTTTACCGGGGAGCCCGTCAGCGCCGTTGACCCCGTCCCTACCGGGCGCACCGTCCCTTCCCGGTTCGCCCTTCGCGCCGGGCAGAGGGTGGGGGGACTCGGACGCTACTTGCGCGGCTTTCCGGCAAATGTTGGAACCAGCCGCGGACTGCGCAAAGTCCGCGGACTTACACGCAGCGTCGAACTCTTCCGCGAGGCTCTGCTTCTCCTTCTGCTGAGTCTTCCCAAACGCCGCGTTAGCCGACGCCAACCGCTCGTTATCAACCGCCAGGAACAGGCAGACCATACCGAAGATCAGCGCCAGCACAGCGAGGGCGACGATGGCGAGGTTCCGGTACCTTGCCGCCCTGTTGCGTCGTTCCAGATCCGACTCCAATTCCTGGAGCTCTGAATCTTCACTGTTCATCGTCGTCCTCCGGCCATTCCGCTGGGTCGGGCTTGATCTGATGTTCGATAAGCTGTTCACGCCAGCGGTCACCCACCCGCGTCCGTCGCGCCAGTTTCCGGGTGAGCGCGGCGACGTTCTTCTTCAACTCGTCAATGCGGTCCTTCAGTGTCTGGATCACTTGCGCCTCCTGAGAGTCACGCTTCTTATCAGCACGGTTGAACCACCACGCCACACCGCCGCCGAGCACGCCGAGAAAACCCCCGAGGGGGACAAGCCATTGGAGATCCACACGTCTGACCCTCTTCAGATATGGATGTCTTCTGGGACATCCTTGGCGTTGATCTCGTCGGTCAGGCTGTGCTTCCTGAGAATGGCGAGCATCTTGTAAATGAAGTTGGTGAGTACGTTGTTGTAGTTCCGCACTTCCTTGACTTCGGAGCGGAGTTCCTGCACGTCCGCTTTGAGGTGCAGGGTGTCCTCTTGGAGCGTCGTGATCAGGGCGTCCCGGTCAGCGATGGTGTCCCTGCGCGAAGTCAGCGCGTCCGTTGTCACGTCCCGTTTCCGGGTGGCTCGGTACGTCAGAACGGACGTGACTACCGCGCCAATGACAGTGAAGGCCGCGGCGGCGATGGAGACCAGTTCAGTCATTAGGGCACGTCCCTGATCCGGCCGGGGTTGATCATGAAAGCCATCGCAACGACCAGCACAAAGAACGCCAGAAACCCCAGAGCGCCCTGCCACGCCCGGATCGTGTCCTCACCCGCCAAACCAAAAGCGGCCGTGGCGATGTAGATCAGAGCCCACACCATGGAGATCCCGGCGAGGACGGCGAGCGCCAGGGCCTGCTTCTTCCGGAACGCGCACACCAGAACAACCAGACCAGTCAGGCCCCACAGGACACCCCACACATGGACCGGGATGATGCTCGCGAACTCCCGCAGCACGAACGGTGCAGAGTCCGCCCGCGCCGGACGCAAGTAGTCCGCGGCCCTGCCCAGCGCCGCCAAAGCCAGGATCAGCATCGCCCAACCCCTGGGGCCATACGGGCCCAAGCGGGTCAGCCACCGAAGCCGCCACACTACGGCTTCTCCGTAACGGTCATGGATCCCTTGAGCACCTGGATCGAACTGGCGTCACTAGCCCCAGCTTGTCCCTGGATTTTCCAGGTGTGCGTCCCCGCGGCGGGGGTATGGAATACCTTGAGTGAAAGCGGCAGTGGAACGCTAATGCCGCTGATGTATGGCGCTGTGAACGCCCATGGGTCAATCGCGGTGCCATCACAAGTCACTTGAATGGCCCCGGATCGGTGCGCACCAGAGTTCGCATTGGTAAGCGTCACGTCATAGTCGATGCACACCTCGCCGCCCAAGCTTGTCGCAGTGACAATGAGCAGGTCTGACCATGCCGGTGATGCGGCGAGCGTCCCGCCCAGCCCGGTGGTGGTGTGACCTAGTTCGGTTAGCCCAACCTGCGCCCAGCGGGTGCCGTTATGCCGGTAAAGCCTGTCAACGTCCTTCTGGTCCACAATCAGACCCTCATAGGCTGACAGTGCCGTCCGTTCCGCATTGTCCGCTACGGGGAGGATCCCGCCAGCCGCCGCGTAACGGGCGGGGTTCACAACCACCGTGGGCGAACCGCCACCAGACTGCGGGACCGTGATCGTACCGACAAGGAACGACCGCGCCGGCAAGGTTGGGGCAACAGGAGACGCTGACGGGGTTCCAGCAAGATAGAGGACAGGGGCAGTAGTCGCACCCGAGCCGTCACCAGCGGATGAGTCGTTGACCTGGACGTAGACGATGTCTTTGCGGGTGTACGTCGCATCAGCAGCCGTCACGGAGCCGGTCACGTTCGCGTCCGTGGACCACCCATACACGCCTTGGTGAGTGGCCGCGCCGGGGTCGATCATCGCAGCGCAGGGGCCCAGGGTCCACGTCGTAGACGTGGCTGTGAGGATGTTCGACGGGGTATCAACACGGAACCCCGAACGGCCACCAAGCGGACGCCCAGCGCCGCCACCATGCAAAGCAGCCGAACCCTGACGCTCAGCCTGAGCCGTGATAGCAACCCCATCAGGTTGCAAGTAAACAATAGTCATCTCAACTCCAGATCTATGACCACGCTGGCTTAGTAGCCACAGTCAGAAGGGCGGTTGCAGAGTAGTTGGCAGCGGAAAAGGCGATCTCATTCACGCCAGGGTCAAGGCTGAACCAGCCGCGGCTCGTCACGTAACCTGACCTAGCGGACTGGCCTTGAGCCAGAACCTCACGCCTGTCCATGTCCACCGTCACAAACTCGCCAGCGGCCAGTGCAAGGCTCGTCGCGAACGTGAGCGACTGCTTCTTACCCACATGCGTCACAGTCCAACCGCCAGCCGGGATCGGGCCATCAACCCTCAACCACACCGGAGCCTGAGTGTTCCCCGTGTTATTGATCTGAACCTTGCCCGTCACCGAAGACCCCGTATACGTCACCGGATAAGTCACCGGATACACCAGCCCGCCACTACTAGACGGCAACGCCGTAGACAACGACACAAGATCACCGAACTTACGCGGATCCGCCGCGGAAATCAGGATTGAATACGCGCCAAGCTTGTCCGTAAACTCATCAGGGATAACCTCGCCCTGACGCTGCACCATGCAGTTCCGGATCCGGGAACCCTCAGCGACAACCATCAACTGGGGATCCAGCGTCACCGCCGCGTTGAGTCGGTCAAATGCATCATCAAGCGCCGCGATATCCGGGGCGTGAATCAAGCCACCAAGCGTCATGATCCGCGCCGGCAC